TGCCGTCAGCGGCGACCTTGGCTTCGACGAGGAATCCGTCCTTTGCGATAGCTCCGAGGGTGGCGGACAGAGTGAGGGTGTCGTAGGTCTTGCCCTCCTCAATGGCCTTAATTGTCACGGCCACGCCGCCTGTTGCGGTCAACACAGCGTCGCCGACCTTGAGATTATGGAACTTCGACACCTTGACGGTCGTTGCGGCGTCCTCAACAGCGTCGGCAACCTGTGCCACCTTGACGACATGGCAAATACCGTTAACAGGAGCGGAAAGGACTGTGCCCTCACGGAGATAGTCTCCGCCGAGCTCTGTAACATTCACTGAAACACCGCCGCGGACATCCGCGACACGGTGCATAAGGACGCGTGGCGTGCGGTCGTCGCGGCGTCTTTTCACTGTCATTGTCATTTCAGTCTGAATTTAACTGTTAAACATTAGAACGGCTGCTGATCTTTGCCGGGAATGCCGGGGCGGGCGTTGATCTCTTTCAGCTCCGCTTCTGTCAGCTCGTCGCCTGTTCCACCCCCTCCGCCCGAGGTTGTGGGCTTGCCGAAAACAGCCCCTTTCGCACCGAGTGTGGCCACAAGGCCGTCCACCTCTGTCTTAACCTGTCCGAGGAGAGATTGAAAGTCCTCGTCTTTAAGGCTGTCAACAGCGATGTGCTCATACGGCTTGCGGAGAGCTTCGGGAAGTTTGTTGTAAACTTCCGAAAGTTGCTGTTTACGAACGTTGGTTGCGCGAGCTGCCTCGATACCGTCGAGTCTCTCGTTCAGTTTTTTGTTCTGTTCGAGAAGTTGAGCGAGCTGTGCTTCAATTCCCGTCGGCTGTGTTCCGGCCGCTGCACCCCCTGTAATCGTTTGGGTCGCTGTTGCTGCCTCACCGGGTTTAGCTTGTGCCTCGGTTGCTGCCGCCGATCCTCCACCGTTAACAGGCTTGCCGTCTTTCAGACCGTACTGCTGCTCATAATTGTGTACGGCTGTCTGCTGCGCCTCTGTTGCCCGGCTGTCCCCATAGGCATCGATAACTTTCTGCAAGGTAACCCCGTCAACGACGGTTTTAACTTGATCCTCTGTTGTAACAGTCTTCGCCAGTGACTTGGCTATCCTGTTGAGTACGGATTCACTGACCCCCTGGAATTTGGCTTTCAGTGCCTCCAAAATTTGCTGTAAGTAATTCATACAATCGATTGATTTAGTATACTATTCAGTTCAATGCCACAAATTTAGGAAAAATAATCGAAAGTGTTTACAGGCCAATTTGCTCCTTTGTCAACACAGGGCGCAAAAATAACCATATAACAACCAAATAATGAGCAAGTTAGCGATTTCAAGCCGATTTCTGTTAAATAAACTAAAATTCAACCGTTTGGTTAAAAATAATTCGTGAAAGTTAAGTTTGGACGGCAAAACTTCACTATATTTGCACCGTGAACGATAAACTAAATAGTTAAAGATATGGCACAGTTAGCATATACAACACGCGAGATTAACCGCAACTTCTTAATCAAGGTTGCCGGGGTTAACGGAACAGGCGAGAAGCTGAACACCCTCGTTGGAGTGAGCGGCCTCGTGAAACTGATCGGCGTTGAGCTGACAAACAGCTTCCTCCGCCGGAGTTTCAAGAACACCACTGACAGCTGTGTATGCAAGCTGCGCCGGGGCTTGAAAGTTACATTCTATGTTAAATAACAGGATTATCAACCACACCAAAAATAACAGCAATATGAAGACAACAGAGATTAACAACAGCATGATCGAGGCCGCTTATATGGCCGGATTCGAACCCTCAACAGACAAGCTCACAGGCGACGCCCTGTTAGCCGAGGCCGAGGAGTATCTGATGATGAGTATTAACTTTTAACGGATAGGAGGACAGCACTATGGGAATATCTCCGGCCACAGTTATATGTAATTTCGCCTCTCTTGAGGACGCACAGGCATACACCCGCCACATCGCCGAAGACGGCGTGTACGGCCTGTATCAAGCCGCAAAGAACGACCTCACGGCCGTTGTATGCTTCGAGATTGACCTTTTCGAGGTTGACGGAGACGAGCTTATCGACGAGCTCACAGCCTGGCTCACAGAACAGGGCGTGAAGGGTTTCACTTTCAGCGGCCTCCGAAAGAACCTATTAGACACAATCAATTCACTAAATAAATAAGCACAGTTATGTTACAAATCAGCTTCAAGAAGCGCATGTACAGCTTCACAACAAAGGACGGCAAACAGGCTGTTTACCGCCTCGACCTCAACGAGGGGAAAGCTCCTTATTGCCACGCCAAATGGCTCATCACATGGTACAGCAACGGTTCGCCCTACTATACCTATCAGTTCGCCGACGACACCGACATGCTCGCTTTCTTCGGAGAGCTTGCGATGAATGCTAAACTCATACAGGTGACAAAGGAGGAGTGATGATGACAGACACAGAGTTAACAAAACAGGCCTCGCGCCTGTTTACACAGTTCATCAGCGAACTTCCTTTCTGTGACGACGTGACAATCGCCGATGTTAAGGAGTTCATCAAACAACAGCCCGAAAAGGCACACGGTACAGAAGCCACGGCCACCCTGTTCTTTTTCATCATGAAACGGGATATCAGAGAGGCCGCCGCCGTTAAGGCACAAAAGAAATAATATTATCAACTTAAGATAACAGCAATTATGAAAATCAATGGATTCGGCACTATGCCACAGACACAGGTTACAGTACAGACACAGGAGGCTCCGGCCGTTGTTCGCGACGACCGCCAGTTCCTTGACTTCGAACAGAACAAGGTTCAGCCCTTGACACTCGATCAGCTCATGCGGACGAACCGCGAGAACCGGGGCGACGACAACTCGCAGCCCCACGGCATATATCACTTCGCGCTGATACAGAAGATGCTCGACATGGCCACAGAGCACGGCTTCCACCCCGAGGTTTACGACCTCTTCGCCACTAACAACCGTAACAAGCAGACGCCCGGCGTGAGCCTGTATCCCGAACTCGAGAAGCAGTATGGGGAGCGCGCTGTTGAAGCCCACACTATCCGCCGCGTGTATGCAAACATCCGTATCAAGGACTTCGACGACGAGGAGACGACAACCAACATGGCCTTGGCTTATACGCAGATGGGCATACAGGTAGGTATTGGCACGAATGTTAAGGTCTGCCACAATCAGAACATGCTCGGCCGGGGTAACTTTGTGAGCGACTACTCAACGCACTTTAAGTATGCGAGCGGAGAGATAGAGAAGAAGAGCCTCGACGGCATTATCGAGACGATAGGCTCTTGGCTGACAAACCTCGAGAACATCGTTGTTACAGAGCGTGACATGATACGCCGCATGAAAGCGACCGTTATCGACGCTGATACGCTGTATAAGATCATCGGCCTGTTAGCCACTATCCGCACGGCCTCCGATACCTCTATCAAGCGTATCAAGTACAAAGGGAACATCTACCCGATGAACCAATCACAACTCAACAAATGGATTGAAGCCTTGCTCGTTGAGCAGAAAGACCACGGACAGATAACAGCATGGTCAATGTATAACGCCGCCACGAACCTGTATAAGCCCGCCACGGCCGAGACAAACCTTATCCTCCCGCAGAACATGGCATTCGCCGAGTTCATGCGTGACTATGAGATTATACACTAACAGCACAGAACGGCCGCCACAGGGCTTTATACAGGCCTTGCGGCGGCTGTTAAGGTCAAAACAATACAGTTATGGCAATACAGAACATCAACCTACATTATCGCTGCGAGGAATGCGCGGAGGCGAACTCTTGGGGAACAGGCTGCACATACGGCCTGTTATTCCCTGTCCTGTTGAAGATGTCGGGAGCGGAAAGCTGCCCGAACTTCGAGCACAAGACACGCGAACAGTTAGAGGAACAGGCAAAACTCCGCCAAATGGAAGAAGAACTTTTCGAGAATGCAAAGCGTCGGATATAGTGTTTTAGATAGTTTCCGTCACGGAAACCCCGGCTATGCCCCTGTTTTCGGTACAGAAACTCATTTGAGCCCTGTTTTACGCCCCGAAAACATAAGGACACAGGTTAACGGGAGGCAAAATCCGCCCCTGTTATTAACCGAAAAGGACAAAAACAGAGGTTCAAATGAAACGTTAATTTTCGGGTTTCTGCACCGAAAACCACTATATTGCGAGGGTTTCTGTCACGGAAACTATATGGTAGCGAGGGTTTCCGCCCCGAAAACGCTGTACACGCGCGCGCGAAAGGAAAGTAAAGTAAAGAAAAGTATATATACCTAACGGTATAGTCCATCTCGCCCAAAATTCAGTGTTACAGGGGCGAAAATAAGAATA